TATAGAGGTGCTGCAATTACTGATACTAGTGATGATAGGGCAGTAAACATCAATCCAGATGAGACGATTACTGATAATGTAATCAGTTTCTATTCTCCCATCACTTCAACAACTTATGGAATCTTTGATAGTGGTTACAAGTATATGTTTGATAGGTTTGCAAATACCTTCAGATATGTTCCACTAAACGGAGACATTGCCGGACTTTGTGCCAGAAATGATGCAAACAACTTCCCATGGTTCTCACCAGCAGGAGTAAATCGTGGTGGAATTCTAAATGCAGTTAAACTTGCATATACTCCATCTAAAGCACAGAGAGATAGATTGTATTCTAATAGAGTCAATCCAGTAATCTTCTCACCTGGTGCCGGTATTGTTCTCTTTGGAGATAAGACTGGATTTGGTAAGTCATCAGCATTCGACCGTATTAACGTTCGTAGATTGTTCATCTACCTTGAAGATGCAATCTCTGCTGCTGCAAAAGATCAACTCTTTGAGTTTAATGATGAAATCACAAGAACTAACTTTGTGAACATTGTCGAACCATTCCTTCGTGATGTTCAGGCAAAGAGAGGAATCTTTGACTTTGTAGTTATTTGTGATGAGACAAATAATACTGCTGCTATTATAGATAATAATGAGTTTGTAGCAGACATCTTTATCAAACCCGCAAGATCAATCAACTTCATCGGTCTTACGTTTGTTGCCACCAGAACTGGTGTTTCATTTGATGAAGTAATCGGTAACGTTTAATCTAGAGGTTTAAGAAACAATGGCTCGTCAACAAGTAAATACTTTACCACTAAGAACTATTAGTGATTTTAAAAGTAAATTAAAGGGTGGTGGTGCAAGACCCAATCTATTTGAAGTGGAATTAGCGTTCCCTTCAGGTGTGAATCTTCAGGATGAAAATGAAGTTCTTGACAATGCTAGATTTTTAGTAAAAGCAGCAGCACTACCTTCTTCAACAGTAGCACCGATTGATATTCCTTTTAGAGGAAGAATCCTGAAAATTGCAGGTGATAGAACATTCGAAACGTGGACTATTACTGTAATGAATGATACTTCATTCAATATCAGATCTGCGTTTGAGAAGTGGATGAACTTCATCAATAAACTTGATAATGGAACTGGTGAAACAGATCCTGCACTTTATCAAGTAGATGCTAAAGTACATCAACTTGATCGTGCTGGTGGAGTGCTTAGAAAGTATACTTTCAAGGATGTTTTCCCGACTAATATTTCTACAATTGACCTAAGTTATGAGACAACTGATACCATTCAAGAGTTTACCGTAGAAATGCAAGTCCATTATTGGGAAGCATTTAAAGGAACCACTCTACAATCTGGTGGTGAAGATATCTCCTAAATAATAAAATAGTAGTCTAAGTTAGTTTATAATATGGCAAAACTTTTTGGTTTTTCTATTGATGATACAGAAAAGAAATCCAAATCTGTAGTTTCCCCTGTCCCCGTGAATAACGAGGATGGGGTTGATAACTATATTAGCAGTGGATTTTATGGTTCATATGTAGATATTGAAGGACAATATAGAACAGAATTTGATTTAATCAAAAGATACAGAGAGATGTCACTACATCCAGAAGCGGATGGTGCTATCGAAGATGTTGTAAATGAAGCAATTGTGAGTGATCTTTACGATTCTCCAATTGAAATTGAATTGTCCAATCTAAATGCTACAGACAATTTAAAGAAAGCAATCAGACAAGAATTTAAGTATATCAAAGAAATTTTAGATTTTGATAAAAAGTCACACGAAATTTTTAGAAATTGGTATGTTGATGGAAGACTTTATTATCATAAGGTAATTGATCTTAAAAATCCTCAGGAAGGAATTAAGGAACTGAGGTATATCGATCCAATGAAGATGCGGTTTGTCCGCCAAGAAAAGAAGCAAGATAAGAATGTTATTGGACCAAATATTCCTGGTCGTGATGAACAGAAAAATGGTATTGCTCCAGAGATTGAAGAGTATTTTGTTTATACACCAAAACCAAGTTATCCAACTGGTAATCTGACTGGAGGTGGTGGAAATAAAGGAACCAAAATTGCAAAGGATGCAATTACATATTGTACTTCAGGTCTTGTAGATAGAAACAAAGGAAATGTTCTTTCCTATCTTCATAAAGCAATCAAGGCACTTAATCAACTAAGAATGATTGAGGATTCTTTGGTCATCTATAGATTATCCAGAGCACCAGAACGTCGTATTTTTTATATTGATGTTGGTAATCTCCCTAAAGTAAAGGCAGAACAATATCTTCGTGACGTTATGAATCGTTATCGTAATAAACTTGTATATGATGCAAATACAGGTGAAGTTCGTGATGATCGTAAATTTATGAGTATGATGGAAGACTTCTGGCTTCCAAGAAGAGAAGGAGGTAGAGGAACTGAAATCACAACTCTTCCTGGTGGACAAAACTTAGGAGAACTTGCCGATATTGAGTATTTTCAAAAGAAACTCTACAGAGCACTTGGAGTTCCAGAATCAAGAATTGCTGCCGATGGTGGATTTAATCTTGGTCGTTCTTCAGAAATTTTAAGAGATGAACTTAAGTTTGCTAAGTTTGTTGGTCGTCTGAGAAAGAGATTTGCTCAGATGTTCAATGATATGCTGAAGACTCAACTCATTCTTAAGAATATTGTTTCCGTAGAAGACTGGGATAGAATTAGTGATCATATTCAATATGATTTCTTATATGATAATCAGTTCGCAGAACTCAAAGAAACAGAAATGTTGAATGAGAGACTTGGTGTTCTTGCAACTATTGAACCTTATATTGGCAAGTATTATTCAACTCATTGGGTTCGTAGTAAAGTTCTTCGTCAGACTGATGGAGAGATGATTGAAATGGATGAGCAAATTGAACAGGAAATCAAAGATGGTATTATTCCTGATCCCAGTGCCGTAGATCCAATAACTGGAGAACCATTACCACAAGAAGGTGAACAGGGAATGATGGGTGATGTTCCTATGGAACCTGAAATTGATGGTGGAATGACTGAAGTAGACGGTAAAGCTGCCGAGATATAAATATAAAATATACATATATTAAATTTTCATGGAAGAAATTGTAAATTTAGTCGGATCCGATTCGTCGGCATCTGATATTAGTGACAGAATTAAAGATGTTTTGTATGCAAAAGCAGCAGAACGTATTAATACTATTCGTCCAACAGTTGGCGCATCCATGTTTGATGACCAGCAAGATAATTCCGAAGGGGAAGAGTAATGGCAAGAACTTTATGTAAAGGTGCGGAGGCAGCTCTGCCCACAACAACTGGTGCCGCAACTAGTTTTACTCAAGCAACTGTTGTTCGTTTAGTAAATACTCATACTTCCAACCATTTAGTAACTGTTGTAGAAACTCAAAGTGGAGACGTGGTTGGTTCTTTTACTTTACCAACAGGTGCAGTTGAATATCTTGAGAAAAATCCAACTCAGTGTGTGTTTGCCGCAAATGCTGGTGTATTGGGATCAAAAGTAGGATTTACAGGTTAATACAAATGAAACTCATCACAGAAGAAATTTCAAACGTAAAGATTATTACCGAAGGTAAAGGTTCTAATAAGAAACTTTATATTGAAGGAGTTTTCCTTCAAGCAGACCTCGAAAATCGTAATAAAAGAATGTATCCTATGGAGACTCTTTCTCGTGAAGTAAAAAGATATAATGAGGCATTCGTCCAAAAGGGACGTGCTCTTGGAGAACTTGGTCATCCTGATGGACCTACAGTAAATCTTGACCGTGTTTCACATAAGATTACTTCACTTACTCAAGAGGGTAGTAATTTCAGAGGTAAGGCACAAATCCTTAATACTCCTATGGGTAAAATTGCATCTTCACTTTTAGATGAAGGTGTGATGCTTGGTGTTTCTTCTCGTGGTGTTGGTTCATTAAAAGAAGATCGTGGTGGTATAAAAGTTGTTGGTGAAGATTTCATGTTAGCAACTGCTGCTGATATCGTTGCCGATC